GTGGCTGTGACTTGGCCTAATCTGTCGGTGGTGAACAACACACCACAGAATGGCGGCTATTATTACCCAGGTTATCAGGGCGGTTTCTAAAAAGCAGGCAATTATGGTGGGTATCAATAATCCTAATCAGGTGCCTTATGCCAACGGCAACATTCCGTATCTCGAAGTGACGAATATCACTGTCGGGACTACGGCTGTTGACTTGGCAATGGGCTATCGCCGAGTGCCAACACCAGGCATCCTGTTTATCCGCATTCCGCAAAGCATCCCAACGGGAACGACTGGCACACTGCCCGTGACGCTGACGCTGAACGGGAACACTCGCCAGTTGACATTCTTTGGAGGTGAAAATGTGACGGTGGATGATCTGACGGGCACAGGTGTGCTGATGGTGCTGAATGACAAGTACAACGGCATTTTGCAGCTGATGAGCACTCCAGCTCCAGCGACAACTTAGTGAACAGTAAACAAAAGTAATAATCAAAAAGGAACTATGACTATGATTAATTTTCTTTCTTTGGAACAAGGTGCCAACTTCTACGTGATTGGCACGAACGGCGGACTTAACGTGGCCGTCGGAACGGTTAAAGGCAAATCGGGACCGTATTACCCCATGCCCGCCAATGGTATGAGTTCGCAGTTGGTTGACCTGACCGTGACGTTTAATGGACAGGACAGGGTGATTCAAGGCTTGCCGATAAACTTGGAGGTGGCGGGGCGTGATCCTGAAATTTATACGGGCAACCGTGAATTGGCAGAGCGCATCATCGACGAGAAGATGGCCGAAGCCCAGACGCATTTGCAAAACGGAAAACTCTATGAGAAGATTCTCGCAGACGGACCTAAATGCAAAGAGGCTATCAATCCCGGCTATGCTGCCACTCGAAAGCAGACAGAAACCATCGAACAACTTCAACAGAGAGCGACTTCGACTGAAAAAGAGTTGCAAGAATTGAAGGCACAAAACGCCAGAATGCTTGAATTGCTGGAGAAAGCCGTAGGTGGTGGCACAAAGGGAAAAGGTGAGAAAAAAGAATCGTAGTCATAGCAACTATAAATATAGTTAAAGTTATGAACGGATATATCATCAGAACAGAAGACGGTCAGGACTTGAAAGAGCAGATGAAAGGCCAAATGCGCGAACATTATCGCAATGGAAATGGTCATGGAAATGCTCGTTCGGTTGGACGCGAGTATGAGCAGGGCTATCGTGACGGCTACCGCGAAGGCTACGACCAAGCCATGCGCGACGGCAACGACCCAGAGCTAAACCGTCACATCGCCTTTTCGAACGGCGACCAGCGCGGAAATGGTGGAAAATATAGCATGTGATTTGTTTCAAAAGTTTTAGGGGTTTTGCGAGCGGCTGGCGGAAATACCGCTGGCCGCTTCTTAATGAATAAATAAATGATATAGTATGGAATATATAATGCCTGAAGGCTTACGAGCCTATATGGATGCCTATCAAGGTCAGTTTTCAAGAAAACTTGCAGAATGGGCTATCTCAAAGATGCAAGCCAAGCGCAGCAATGGTGAAATGACAAATGTGAAGATGATTCCTGTGGATGCAGTTATGGACACGCTGCGGAATGCCGGTGTGCATGTGAGTGAGGAGAGTGTATATACAGCGTGGTATCTGTGGCACATGGCGATTGCAGATTATCCTCGTACTTGTGACGATGACAACCGCCGTGCATGGTTTGTTGATGAAACACTGAATGATCCAGACGGTAAACCCAGCAACGTGCTGGCTTGTTTCCGTGCAAAGATGGACAATGCAGGGTGCGCTATCATGTGGGAGAGAATGATATGATTGAACAGGGTTTTTCTATTGGGAATCGTGACTGGTGGGTGATGGTATATTATGATGTACGCACACCAGAAGACTTGCGCAAGGTGGAAGGTGCGCTGATGGCATCGGGATATTCGCATGAGAAGATCGAATTGGCGGTTGAAAACATCGGTGGATGGAATGGTGGGTACACATTGACCAATTTTGCAAACCGCACAAGTATCATGATTATTGGTAAGACAACAAGCGCAGCAGAAATGTTTGATTCGATTGTTCACGAGATGAAACATCTCGCAGAGCATATCGGAGAATACTATGGCATTGATTCGCGTGAAGAATTGTCAGCCTATCTACAAGGAGAAGTTGGCAGGAAGATGTGGCCAGCTGCGGCAATGGTGTTGTGTCCAAAATGCAACCACTAATGAAGAGGGGGCGATTGCTCCCTCTTTTTTTGTGTGGTAAACCCACAACACAATTTCACGCGATAAGTAAATGATTGAAATGATATGAATAGATTTCCAAGAATATCAAGGCGAGAAGTGCCAATGGCGACACCGCAATCAGCCGACATCACGACAAAGACAGCAGGATTTGACCCTGCTGCTTCGATGATGACATGTGGTGATGGTTCCGGAGGTGGGAGCTATGCCGAGAATGTGGCACATGTTTATAGTCAGGAGAAAGCTCTGAGAATTGCCACCTATTACCGTTGCATGGAGTTGCGTGCTAATACGATGGCTCAAATGACCGTGCAATACCAGCGGTTGAACAAAGAAGGCGGAAACTATGTTGTGAGCAACTATGGACCTTACGGCTTGTTTAACTATTTGTTGCAGCGTGAACCCAATCCGCTCACAACGGCTTTTGATTTTTGGCGGCAAGTCGAAATTGAGACCGTTGCAAGAGGAAACGCTTTTGTCTATATTGAGAGGGGAGATGACGGATGGCCAAGGGCTTTCTGGCTTGGAATGTTTGCAGGCTATGACCCTCAGTCAGACACATATACATTGCTGTACAATGGACTGCGCGGACTAAGATCAGTGACTGCTAATTCTGGTGACATTCTCCATTTCCCTAATACATTCAGGTATCAAGGCGGGTATTTGGGCATCTCGACATTGCAATATGCAAGGGATATGCTCAGCCTTAGTGCTACGCTTGACAAAGCTGCTATGGAATCAGCTGCCAAAGGTGGCAGAATGAAGCTGTTGATCGGTGAGGAAAAGACGGGTGGCTTCGGCGGCACCTTGGCTGGTGGCATGTTCAACAAAAAGGAAATGGATAAATTCGCACGCGAAGTCCAAGACAAATTATATGCTGGTGATGTGGTGGCATTAAGAGGACTTGACAAGGTGCAAAACATCTCTATGTCAGCGGCCGATATGCAATTATTTGACCAACGCCAATTCGGAGTTGCAGAGATATGCCGAATGATGTCGGTGCCTCGCACGTTGGCGATGGATTTGGGCAATTCTTCCTACAAGTCACCTGAAGCAGATCGTATGGACTTTTTGTTGAACTGCATACAGCCCAAGAGACGACTGATTGAAGACGAATTGAACAGAAAGTTACTCACGCCAGCAGATTTCGGACAGCGCAGAATACATCTTTGCGAATTGCCATTGATGATGTTCGACAAGAAAGGTCAGGCGGAAATTGACCAACTCCAGTTGCAGACAGGAAGCATGACCGTAAATGAAATTCGCAAGCAATATGATATGCCTGCTGTGCCAGATGGTGATAAAGTGTATCTCAGCACAAATTTGGCTGAATTAGGCGGTGAAAAATTGAAGGGTGGTGCTGTTGCAGAATCACAGCCAGCACCACAAAAACCTACTAACGGCGGCGAAGGTGCCGAAGGAGGTGAAGAATGAAACCAAAATGGACTACCATCGACTACATCAAGAAACATTCACGACTTGATTATGATTGCGAGAATGACTTGATAGAGATGTATATCATCTCAGCCGAAAACACAATTCTCAATCTTCTTGACAGAACCTACGAGGATTTGATCGAAACATACGGTGATGTGCCAGCAGACATCCGCGAAGCCACGTTGATGCTGGTGGACAACAGTTATACCCACCGTTCTCCATCTGAACCAACACAATTATATGATGTCTGCTATGGTTTTGACATAAAGATAAAGCCATATATGCGGCTGGCAAGCAACAGGCGACGCATTATGAGCAGACCTGTTACACTTGGTTCCCAGGAAAAGATTGTGTTTGATGCCGAACTGCCCGATGATTTGACTTTGCAGGATGTGGACTTTGCGGCTACCGTTTACAACACCGTAGATGGGAAAAGCAAGCAGTTTGCAAAGGATGAATGTCTGCTGACAAAGGACTATATGTACATGGTGCTTGTTGATACAGAAGAATTAGGTGTCGGTGTTTACATGCTCCGACTTGACATCCAGATTCCAGATGCAGACTTCCCGGCAGGGTATCGCAAGGAAGTGGTAAAAATCAATCCTCACATCATTGTCAAGGGATGAAATCGACAAATATGAACGCAACGGCAAGGCTCGTCACTGAGCGGGTGAAGGCGATGGCTGGTACATTGTCCAGTGGCGTTTCTGCCCATTCCTTTACGATGCCAAGTGGAGTTTATTCTTTTGCTGAGCGGACACAAGAAAGAGGACTGGCTTCATATCTGAAAGTAGAGCCTTCAGCAGTTCAATGGGTAACAATAGAGAATCCTGTGATATACAATATTTACACAAATTTAAGATGGAGAGTGGAGTAGTATGGGATATTCAACTGGAATACTTGATAAGCGCATCATGATTCTCAACCGAAAGAAGGCTGAGACATCAGACTTCGGACTGGACGGTGAAGGCATCCAGTGGGAGGAAACGGCGTGTGTATGGGCTAATGTGACGTGGAGCAAGGGTGTGAGGGCACTGTCGGCTGGGGCGATTGATGCCTACGCAGTAAAGATAGTGAGAATAAGGTGGACAAGTGATGTGACAATAAGAAGCAGGGTTAGGTACGAAGATCAGGTGTTTCAGATTTTGCCAGACACATTCCAATCGGACAAGCGAGCAAACACCATACAATTTTTAATGCAGCAAATCAATGAAGAATAATACAATGAATCAGAAATCAGTTGCCATCGTACATTATAATACGCCAGAGCTGACGGAGGCGGCAATCCAGTCCCTCCGTAAGCATGGCGGAGAGGACTATAAAGTATATGTCTTTGACAATAGTGATGTACGACCCTTCACCAAGAAGATGAAGGGTGTGAAGGTTTTCGATAACACCAAAGGACAGATTATTGACTTTGAAAAAGAGTTTGAAAAATACCCTGATAAGCACATTGGACAAGGAAACGTCAACAACTGGGCAAGCGACAAACACATGATGAGCGTACAGAAGTTATGGGATTTGATACCCGACGGCTTTGTGCTGATGGATTCGGATGTACTAATCAAGGAAAACATTGACTGGATTTTTATGACGTGGGAATGTTGCTGTGGTTACATTTCGACAAAGACCGCCAAAGGCATACCAAGATTGATGCCGATGTTGCTGTGGATCAATGTACCGATGTGCAAGGCGGGTGGTGCCCGATTCTTCGATCCAGACCGTTCGTGGGCATTGCATCCGATTGATGATCCCCGCAATTTTTGGGATACAGGAGCGGCGTTTCTTGATGACATTAAGCGACTGAAACCGCAGTGTCATGGAAAATCAATCACTCGTGACAGAATTTTGCAAGCCATCGAGCACATGAAGAGTGGCAGCTGGAAACAGAATGACCTCAAATTGCAGAGTGCATGGTTAAAGGAGCATGAAGACCTATGGTTGCCAACGCCAAGAATGCGTGGTGTGAAAGACGTTGCGATCTGTGTTATTGGCAGACGCGAGAACCGCTATGCACGAGAGTGGGCAAAGCACTATCTGGATATAGGTGTAAAACGGATATTCGTCTATGACAACGGTTTTGGTGATGATGAACATCTTGCCGATGTGCTTGGTGACATGAAGCAAGTTGAAATCATCGACTGGCGTGACCGCAAGAATGGACAGAATGCAGCCTATGACGATTGCTATCAGAAGCACGGCAACGACTATGCGTGGATAGGATTCTTCGACTTTGACGAATATCTGAATATCGGAACGAAAAAAAGTCTGCCAATACTGATGAAGACCTATGGCGATGTCGATGCAGTGTTGGTAAATTGGAGAATTATTCGAGATGATGGAACACCTATGCCAACTGAAACATATGTCAAGTATGAATTTCCAGAGGACGATCATATTAAGACTTTTGTCCGTGGTGGCATCAATGGGATTTGTTGGGGAAAAACACCACATGTTCCATCTGTTCCTATGATGAAATGTATGAACACGAGAGGGGAGTATGTTGAACAGAAACCATTTGTAAAATTTGAACTAAGTCCGATGTGGCTTGATCACCACACGACCAGAACTGCCGAGGAATTTGTGGAGAAGGTGAAGCGCGGTTTCCCATGCCACGATGCTTATACAGAGAACTACCGACACAAGGCTGTTGAGTACTTCTTTAAGATTAATGAGAGGACGGAGGAAAAGGAGAAAAAGCTGAAAAATGCTTGGTAAACCCAGAACATGAAAATGTATGATATACAGAGATAATTAACTTCAATTTTATTGAGATATGGATGACAAAAAAAGAGAAATTAGAACCATTGAGTGCGAGCTTGCCGTTAGAGAAGTTGACGGCGGTTCGCCGGGCGAGTCTCGCACCATTACCGGCACAGCCATCGTGTTTAATGCTGAAAGCCAGGTGCTCGACGACTTCGGTGTTGACTTCCGAGAAATCATTAAGCCGGAAGCCTGTACGCAGACATTCATAAACTCTCAGGACATCAAGCTGAACCTGTTGCACAACCGTTCGATGACCATTGCCCGCAGCAATAAGGGCCGTGGCAGTCTAAAGCTGACCGTTGACGGACGCGGTGTGAACTTCGAATTTGAAGCTCCAAAGTGTGACCTTGGCGAGCAGGCACTTGAACTGGTTCGCTCTGGCGTTTACAGCGGCTGTTCTTTTGAGTTTGTCCCAGAAGATTACGAAGTGGAGGAACGCGGTGCCAATAAGGAGGTGCGCATCACCCACAAGCGTTTCAAGGCTATCACAGCACTCACTATCGGTATGGATCCTGCATACACGCAGACATCTGTCAACGCTCGTGAGATGTGGAACGAGACACCCACTGCAAAACGTGAGGCCGAAGAAGCGCATCAGCGCGAACTGGCTGAGCAGGAAAAGCAACGCGAGGCAGAGGAAAAGCAGCGTCTGCTGATGCGTGAGCGTGAACTGGCCGAAAGCCGTCGCATGGCAAGAGAAAGAGAATTGGAATTATTGGATTATTAACACTTAAAACCGTTTTAAGTTATGAAAAAAAAGACTTTGGAAGAGTTGATGACTCGCCAGCGCGAGATCAACGACACTCTGGGTGGTATTGAAGCAAACCTCCAGAAAAGAGAACTGAATGACGAGGAAAAGGCCAACAAGACCAAATTGCTCGCCGAGTATGAAAACAACAAACGCGAAATCTCGCTGGCTATCCAGGAGAAGCAGGCCGCTGCTGTTCTGGTCGCTCCAAAGAAGGATGTGAATACTGAGCTCCGCGAGTTCTTCCGCGAGGCAAAGCCCGGCTCAAAGTTTGTCATCCCAATGACTCGTGAAAGCATCAGCTATGCAAGTCAGGGTGTAGGCAACTATCCCGGTACTGAGGGCTACGTGCAGGGCATCACCGTGATTGACCTGATTCCAACTGACCGTCCTGATGGTGACATTCTTGCTACAGCGGGCGTACCTATGACCACTGGCGTTGTAGGCAACAAGATTCAGTGGGCATTTGCAGGCGGTGTGGAAGCAGTATTCGCCAATGAGCTTGCAGCAACCACAGAGCGCACTATCGACCTCGACAAGCAGGTTCCAGTTCAGCAGCGTCTCACCGTGCGTGTTCGCATCAGCAATCAGGCACTGGAGAACTCGAACTTCGATCTTCAGTCGTACATCGTTCGCGTTGTTGCTGACTCTATCCGTCAGAAGATCAACTGGGCCGTGGCTTCTACCACTAAGGCTACCTCAATCTTCTTCGGTCCATTCGCTCAGGAT